GTTTCTGACCCACAAGGTGTTAGAGAACCAAGACCTGATTTATCATATTACGCATCTGGGTCTAGTGGCTTGTATACAAACCCTAACGCTAGCAATAACGTTAATAATGCTGGGTATCCTAGCGATGGTAGCAGACAGTTTCAGTGGTCTTGGAACCCCGTAGGTGGAGCAAATTACTTTGACCGGTATTTAACTCCAAATAGCTTGATTCCGGTCATAACAATCGGTACAGTAACCATAGTCACAACCTAGGAGAATATTATGGCAAAGATGAAACATGATGATGTAGCAGAAGATAAGAAGCTAATCAAGAGCATGGTTAAACCAGGCGCTATGAAAGGCATGAAAAAAGGTGGTCCTACTGGCATGGACATGCGTAAAGTAGGTCGCAACATGGCTCGTGCGAACAACCAAAGAGGTCGTTAATATGGCAACTCAAATTAAACCAACTAGCAAAAACAGTTCGCCTATGCGCACTGGGCATGCTAAAAATAATGGCCCCGCAGAGCAATATGAGAAAAACGGTACTGGTGTAGCTGCAGAGCGTAAAGCTACAGGGCACGATATGCGTGACCCAAATACCATGAGAGCCGATGAACTTGTGCCTGGCGGTCCAGCTATGACTGTATCTATTGGCAATAAGAATCGTCCACCAAAGACTGATGGTATCGAGATGCGTGGCGCTGGCGCTGCAACTAAGGGGCGTATGTCCCGTGGACCAATGGCGTAAGGACTAGATATGGCGATGAACTACGAAATGCTGTATAACAATATTCAGGCTTATGCTGAGAATACTGAACAGCTATTCGTAGCTTCTATTCCTATTTTTGTCCAAGAGGCAGAAGAGCGGATATATAACTCTGTTCAGCTTCCTTCATTACGCAAAAATGTGACAGGTACTTTGACTGCTGGTAATCAATATATATCTTTACCTAATGACTATCTATCTACTTTCTCGCTTGCAGTTATAGACTCCACAGGTAATTATCAGTTTTTGCTTAATAAAGACGTTAACTTTATGCGTCAGGCATACCCAACGACTGTAGTTACATCAGGTGTGCAACAAGGTACTCCTCAAGGCTTGCCCAGATATTACGCATTGTTTGGGTCTCAGTTATCTAATATTAACGAGTTAAGTTACATAATAGCTCCTACGCCAGACCAGAATTACACAGTAGAGATGCATTATTACTACTATCCACCTACCATTGTTCAAGGTCAAATTAACCTTTTAGGAACCATTACTGGTGGTTCGTCATATACCAATGGTGTATATCAAAACGTGTCTTTAACAGGAGGTTCCGGTGCAAATGCTACAGCTGATATCGTTATTTCTGGAGGCGCAGTTACTTCTTGTACTCTTACTTTTGGCGGTAATTTCTACATTGTAGGGGATGTGCTTTCTTGCTCTTCTTTAGGTAATACTGGAAGCGGTTTTTCCATTACAGTAGCAGGAATATCAAATTCAACTGGTACAAGCTGGCTTGGTGATAACTATGACCCAGTCCTATTCTATGGTTCTATGCGTGAAGCTATGCTATTTATGAAGCAAGAACAAGATTTGGTAACTTATTACGAAAATAAATACCAAGAGGCACTTGCTCAATTGAACCGTCTTGGTACAGGTCTTGAGCGTGGCGATGCTTATCGTGATGGTCAAGCTAGAATTAAGGTTACTCAATAATGCCAATCGTTCAAGGCTCGACCACCACGTTCGCCCAGAATTTATTAAATGGCAACGAAAACTTTACTACAGGAACATACTATATTGCCCTGTATACGGCTAACGCTAATTTAAATAACACAACCCTAGCTTATACAACTGCTAATGAAGTAGTAGGTACTGGCTATACGGCTGGTGGCATACCTTTAACAATTACGGTTACGCCGACTATAGATAACACTAATAACTTAGTTTATATCTCGTTTGCTAACGCAATTTGGACTCCTGCATCGTTTATTTGTAGGGGTGCCCTTGTCTACAATTACACTACTAAAGCAGCTTGTTTTGTGCTAAATTTTGGTTCAGATAAGACCTGCAATAGTAGTTTTACAGTGCAGTTCCCGGCAGCGACAAGTACGTCTGCTATTTTATCAATCGGTAGTTACACAAGCGCTACCGTAGTTAGTTCTGGAGATTAATATGCATAATGAATTAGCAAAATGTGGCGATGTAGCTGACGCAACTGTTGGTCGCAGCGCAATTCACAACGAAGTTTTAGGTGTAGATGGTTATTACACCGTTCAATGCCATGACAAAGATGGTAACCTCAAATGGGAAGATGGCTTTCCTAACCAAGTAGTTCAAATTGGCAAACAGCTAATGCTTGATACTTTGTTAAAAGGTTCTTCTTATACTGTTGTTGGTCCTTACATGGGTCTGGTAGCAACATCAAGCCCAACATTTAGCCCAACAGATACAATGTCTTCCCACGCTGGTTGGACTGAGTTTGTTAACTACACATATGGTGGCTCCGCTGTTCGCGGTGCTGCAGCTTTTGGCTCTTCTACTGGTAACAACAATACTACTGCTGGTTCTAACGTAGTTACTTCTTCATTGAGTTCTTCATTAGTATTTACTATTACCAGCACTGGCGGTACTGTATCTGGTTGCTTTATCGTAACTGGTACTGGCGCTGTTAATACTCAGTCAAGCACTGCAGGTACTTTATATTCAGCTGGTGCATTTACTGGTGGTACAAAAACAACTTCTTCTGGTGATACGCTGACTGTTTCCTATAGCACAACTGCAACTAGCTAATGGCTGTCTGTGACTACCTGCGCTGTATGCCAAATATCTGATGGGCTTGTAGTAAACATAATTGTTGCAGAGCCTACTGACCCCTGCCCAGAGCAGGGCTGTCAGCTTATTGTTACTCCTGACCAAGACGGAAACAACGCTCAAATTGGCTGGTATTGGAACGGCACAGATTTTATTGATCCTAATCCTCCAACTGAAGTAGCTCAATAATGGCTCTTAGTTTTATTTCAGCAGGTACAGTAGCAACAGGTGCAAACCCAACAGTTGGTGTGCCTAGTAGTTATGCTGCTGGCGATTTATTCCTATTAGTTACGACAGGTACAGCAACGCCTACAACGCCAACAAACTGGACTTTAGTATCTTCAGAAGCTGCGGGTCAGTATATTTCTGTTTACTATAAATACGCTACTAGTTCTGAATCATCAGTTGCATTAACACTTGCTGGAGCATCATCAAAAGCGGTAATGATTAACTACCGTGGTGGCGGTGCATTTCAAGTAGTACCTGCTTATACAACAGGTACGTCAACAACAGCCACCCCAAATACATTAACAACTACATACGCGAATGATTTTGTTATTAGTATTTATGCTAGCGCCAATAATGCTGCCACTTGGACAGCAAATGGATCTACTACATCCCGAGTAAACTCTGCTTCTGCATCAAATGTTCAGGGCCTTTTAATTGCAGATGAAACACAAGCTACAGCAGGAACTTCAACAGCTAGAGCGGCAACTCTAAATACATCAAACACTTGGGCATCTGTAGCTATAGCTCTCATACCTTCTAGGACTGTTTATTGGGTTGGTGGTACTGGTACTTGGGATACTTCTACAACAACTAACTGGGCTGATTCAACTGGGGGTGCAGGTGGTAAAGTCCCTCCATCTCCTTGGGACAGCGTAACAATTGATACAAGTTCTGGAACTGGAACAATTACCGCAGGTACTGCTGGATATTGCAACAACCTTACTGTCACAGCAACACAATCCTTAACTTTTGGAGTGTCATCTGTAAACTGTTATGGCAGTTTATCGCTACCATCAACAGGCTCTTTTACTGCGTCTAATCTATTCCTTTATTTTCTTTCAAATTTAACTGGTAATACAATAAATACAGGGACTGTAGCAGCCGTAGGTGGTTTAGCATTTGGTTCTTCTGGTTCGACAATAGCTAATGGTAGTTGGTCATTATCAGCTAATGCAGTTTTAGCTGCTACTGGTTCAAGTTTTTATATTCAAAACGGCACATTTAATTCTAATAATTATTCAATTTCATCAAACAGCGTCAGCATACTCAGCGCAACCGCAGCAAACTTCGGAACATCAGCAATAACATTAACTGGAACTGGGTCTGTTTGGTCATATTCGTCAGGTACTTTAAGTGCAGCATCAACTACTATTACCTTATCGGATACATCAACGACAGCAAGAACATTTAATGGCGGTGGTGGTACATATGGTTCTATTATCATTGGTGGTACTACAGGAACATCCACTACGACTATTAATGGGGCAAATACAATTAGTGCTTTATCAAGCACCAAAACAGTAGCACATACAATTTCTTTTCAAAAATCAGTTACAAATACAATTACCACTTGGTCTGTAACTGGA